GGAGTCGATTCGAGTTACACCGTGTTCGATCTTCAGATTCTGATGCATATCAACTCGGTGTTTCCGACGCTCAGTCAAATCGGCATTGGTCCTAGTGTTGGTTTCATGATCGAGGATAACACGGTCACGTGGGACGCCTTCCTCGCGAATGACGACAATCTCAACTCCGTCAAAAGCTACATGTATCTTCGTGTGCGTATGTTGTTCGATCCCCCGACAACGTCCTTCACGATCGACGCCATGAAGCAGCAGATTCAAGAATTTGAGTGGCGACTCAACGTAAAGCGGGAAGGAGAATCGTGGACCGATCCAAATCCGACACCGCCGCCACAGGTGCCTCCGTGGTGGGAGATCTTCTGATTCATCATGGCGTGAAGGGAATGAAGTGGGGAAGTCGTAAAGGTTCCTCCGCCTCTTCCTCCACCTCCATGCCGTCTGCTTCAACGGACCACGTCACGGCGGAGGCTCACAAGGCACGTGTTAAGGCTGGCGGCGTCAAGGTCCTCTCCAACATGGACCTCAAGGCTTTGAACGAGCGAATGCAGTTGGAACAGACTCATCGGAATCTCTCCGGTCAGGCGCCTTCGAAGTTCGAGAAGGGTCATGGACATGTCAAGAAGATTCTGTCGACAGCCAAGACTCTGAGCGATATCTACAACACGGTTCAAAGTCCAGCCGGTAAGGCTCTCAAGAAGGCCGTTACGAAGTAGAAAGGAGGCATGATGCTACCCACGGTTTCGAGTATCGTTCACTACGTCCTCACACAAGAGGATGCCGACTCCATCAACAAGCGCCGCAATGACGCTCGCGCTCTCCCCAGGTCACTCCGGGAAGATGGTGTTCAAATCCACTTCGGAAACCCCGTGGCCGAGGAAGATTTCTTTCCCATGATCGTCGTCAAGGTTTGGCCGGACGGGTTGATCAACGGCCAAGTCTTTCTCGATGGAAACGATACGCTCTGGGTCACGAGCGTCTCCCCCGCAACACTCGACGATGGTTATCTCGGCCGATGGAGTTGGCCTCCTCGGATCTAGAAGGGAGGATTGGCGATGGCGCTTTCGAACACGGCGACTCCAGTGTATTACGGACAGTTTCGTGATGCCGTAGTTCGTGGGGAGATACCCGTTAACCGGGAAATCTCTATGGAGATGAACCGTATTGATGCGCTCATTGCCAATCCGAACATCTGGTACGACGACCGTGCTGTAGAAGGGTTCTTTCTATACTGCGAGAAAGAACTTACACTCACAGACGGCAGCGATCTTCATCTGCTTCCGTCGTTCAAGCTTTGGGCTGAACAAATATTCGGCTGGTACTTCTACATCACGCGAAGTGTGTACGAGCCAAGTCCTGATAATCACGGTGGACATTTCGTCAACAAATCCATCAAGAAGAGACTGACAACCAAGCAGTATTTGATTGTTGCCCGCGGTGCGGCCAAGTCGATGTACGCCGAGTGCATTCAAAGTTACTTCCTGAACGTCGACACTTCCACCACTCATCAGATCACGACTGCTCCGACGATGAAGCAAGCTGACGAGGTCATGTCGCCTTTTCGGACCGCCATCACTCGAAGTCGAGGGCCTCTCTTCAAGTTCCTGACTGAAGGTTCTCTTCAGAACACCACGGGATCCAGAGCGAACCGAGTGAAACTTGCGTCTACAAAAAAGGGCGTCGAGAATTTCCTCACAGGTTCCCTTCTCGAAGTACGTCCGATGGCGATTAACAAACTACAAGGCCTTCGACCTAAGGTCAGCACGATCGACGAATGGTTGTCTGGTGATGTCCGTGAAGATATCGTCGGCGCAGTCGAACAAGGTGCGTCAAAGCTGGATGACTATCTCATCGTAGCGATTAGCTCCGAAGGGACTGTTCGTAACGGTTCTGGGGATACGATCAAGTTGGAACTGGCTGACATCCTCAAGGGAGACTACAAAGCTCCCCATATTTCGATCTGGCATTACAAGCTGGATGAGATCGAGGAAGTAAACGACCCGGCGATGTGGTTGAAGGCCAACCCAAATCTCGGTCGAACGGTCACCTACGACACCTACCAGCTTGACGTTGAACGGGCAGAGAAGGCTCCTGCTTCTCGAAACGACATTCTAGCTAAGCGCTTTGGAATTCCGATGGAGGGATACACGTACTTCTTCACGTACGAGGAAACTCTCCCCCATCGAACTCGGACTTTCGATGGAATGCCATGCGCTCTTGGTGCTGACCTCTCACAAGGCGACGACTTCTGTGCGTTCACCTTTCTGTTTCCTATTCGTCAAGGATTTGGCGTAAAAACCAGAAGTTACATCACATCATTGACCTTGTACAAGCTTCCTGGCGCTATGCGACAGAAGTATGACGAGTTCATCAACGAGGGTAGTCTCCACGTTCTTGAGGGGACTGTTCTCGACATGATGGAGGTGTACGAGGATCTTGACAATCACATCGAGCAATCTGAGTACGATGTTCGTGCCTTGGGTTACGACCCGTATAACGCCAAGGAATTCGTTGCTCGTTGGGAGATGGAGAACGGTCCGTACGCCATTGAGAAGGTAATTCAGGGAGCAAAAACCGAGTCCGTGCCTCTTGGCGAGCTCAAGATTTTCAGTGGTCAACGACAATTGATCTTTGATCAGGCACTCATGACGTTTGCCATGGGCAACGCGATCACGATGGAAGACACCAACGGCAACCGCAAGCTCCTCAAGAAGCGTCAAGAAGACAAAATCGACAATGTAGCTGCTTTGATGGACGCTTACGTTGCCTGGAAAGCAAACAAGGACGCTTTCGAATAGCCCAGGAAGGAGGTTGCTCATGGGTATATTCTCTACCTTGCGGCATGCATGGAACGCATTCAAGGACTGGGATCAGAATTACCAGCAGGTCGAATCGTATGCTGGTGGTTCTACTTTCGGCATCAGGCCGGACAGAACTCGTCTAACGTTCTCGAATGAACGATCGATCCTTTCGTCGATTTTAACTCGCATTAGTATCGACGTCGCTGCAGTTCAACTGGCTCACATTAAGAACGACGCAAATGGTCGTTACCAGAATGACGTTCAAAGTGGTCTGAACAATTGTTTGACTGTTCAGGCGAATATCGATCAGTTTGCTCAGCAGTTTCGTCAGGATCTCGTGATGACGATGTTCGACAGAGGTGTTGTGGCCATTGTTCCGGTTGACACGACAATCAACCCGATCAACTCCAACGCATATGACGTCATCACAATGCGCGCTGCTCAAGTAGTGGCATGGTACCCCGAGCACGTTCGAGTAAGCCTCTACGACGAGGCCGTGGGCTATCGTAAGCAGATCACGCTTCCGAAGAGTCTCGTGGCGGTTGTCGAGAACCCTCTGTATCAGGTGATGAACGAGCCGAGTTCGACTCTTCAGCGGTTGATCCGGAAACTGAACATGCTGGATCAGATCGACGAGCAGTCCAGTTCAGGGAAACTCGACCTGATCATTCAACTTCCTTATGTCATCAAATCTGAGGCTCGCCGCCAGCAAGCAGATCAGCGACGTAAGGACATCGAGTTCCAGCTCAAGGGCAGTCAGTACGGCATTGCCTATGCAGATGGAACTGAGAAGATCACCCAGCTGAACCGACCGGCAACCAACAACCTGATGGATCAGATTACCTATCTGACCGGACTGTTGTACAGCCAACTGGGTCTTACCGAGACGGTCATGAACGGCACGGCCGATGAAGCAACAATGAACAACTACTTCCATCGGACTGTCGAACCGATTCTGTTGTCTGTGGTCGAGGCCATGAAGGCCACGTTCTTGACCAAGACGGCTCGTACTCAGGGTCAGTCCATCACGTACTTCAGGAACCCGTTCGCACTCATTCCGATGGCGGACATGGCCAAGATTGTTGACATGTTCTCCCGGAACGAGATCATGTCGGCGAACGAGCTTCGAGACGCAATCGGTGTGAAGCCCTCGAGGGACCCGAAGGCTGATCTTCTCGTCAACAGCAACATGCCGACTCCTGCGCCTTTGGATTCAGCACCAAGACCTCCTGGACCAGTGAGTGACAGACGAGTCATTCCGGGAACGGTCCCACGGCCGGAACTTGCCCCGGTAAGACCACCGCTTCATCCACAGATTCAGCGACAACTCACAGGGACTGGAGGAAACAGTCAAAATGGAACCTGATTTCAGCGGCTGGGCCACCAAGGCCAACCTCAAGTGCTCCGACGGTCGAACCATCACGTCTGACGCGTTCAAGCACATGGACGGTCAGAAGGTTCCTCTCATGTGGCAGCACGGACACGCCAGTGCGGAGAACGTTCTGGGCTACGGAATCCTCACGCACAAGGGTGAGGGGATGCGACTCGACGGTTATTTCAATTCGACGAAGTCCGGGAAGAACGCCCAGGAACTCGTCGAGCACGGCGACATCAAGGCACTCTCCATCTACGCCAACGGTCTCATCGAGAAGAACAAGCTCGTCATGCACGGAGACATCCGTGAGGCGAGTCTCGTTCTGGCCGGTGCGAACCGCGGTGCGGTCATCGACAACGTCAACATCCGACACGCCGATGGCGACGTCGAGGAACTGGACGACGAGGTCATCATCTTCACCGGGCTGGAGTTCTTCCATGCGGAGGACACCGACGGTGACGGTGGAGCAAGCGGACAGGGCGATGACGTCCAGGGCGACGCCACCAACAAGACGCTTCAGCAGGTCTGGGACGAGTTCACCCCGGAGCAGCAGGACGTCGTCAACTACATGGTCGGCGAGGCCGTGGAGAGTTCCAAGAACGGCGACGAGGGCGATCCCACCGGTTCGGAGACCGACGCCGAGCACTCCGACGACAACAAGACCGGCGAGGGTGACCTCAGCCACCAGGAAGGAAGCGACAAGGTGACTCGCAACGTGTTCGACCAGACCGACAAGGACAAGGACGTCAAGACCGGCCGTGTTCTGACGCACGCCGAGATGGGCGAGATCTTCGAGGCGGCCAAGAAGGGCGGCGGCCGCAACTCCCTCAAGGAGGTCTTCGAGGAGTTCTGCCTCGCGCACTCCATCACTCCGATGGACGTGCTGTTCCCGAACTTCAAGAACCTCGACAACGTCCCCACCTTCAACTCCCGGCGGATGGAGTGGGTGCAGGGCGTCCTCAACGGCGTCTCCCACACCCCCTTCTCGCGCGTTCGCTCCATCGTGGCCGACATCACGATGGACGAGGCTCGAGCCAAGGGCTACATCACGGGGTCCCTCAAGAAGGAGGAGTGGTTCTCCGTCAGCCGTCGGACCACTTCGCCGACCACGGTCTACAAGAAGCAGAAGCTCGACCGCGACGACATCATCGACATCACGGACTTCGACATCGTGGCGTGGATGAAGGGCGAGATGGACATCATGCTGAAGGAGGAAATCGCGCGGGCGATCCTCCTCGGCGACGGCCGAGCCGTGGACGACGACGACAAGATCAAGGACCCGGCGGCCGCCACGGACGGCATCGGCATCCGCTCGATCATCAACGAGCACGAGCTGTACAAGACCGACGTCAACGTCAACCTCACCGCGACGCCGGTGTGGCGACTCGTTGTCGAGCAGATCATGGCGGCGATGCGCTTCTACAAGGGCACCGGCACCCCGGTCTTCTACACCACCCTGCCTGTCCTCACCAGCATGCTCCTGGAGAAGGACACGCTGAACCGGCGCCTGTACAACAGCAAGGCCGATCTCGCTGCGGCGATGATGGTCTCCGACATCGTGACCGTCGAGGCCATGGAGTCGAACGCCACGCTGCTGGGCATCGTCGTGAATCTGACCGACTACAACGTCGGCGCCGACAAGGGCGGAGAGATGAACCTCTTCGACTTCTTCGACATCGACTACAACCAGTACAAGTACCTAGCGGAGACCCGCATCTCCGGCGCCCTGACCCGCGTGAAGTCCGCGCTGGCCATCTGGAGCGTTCCGTCGGCTGACATCGCCGTCACTCCGACCGCTCCGACCTTCGACGACGCGACCGGTGTCGTGACCGTTGTGGCCACCACCCACGTGGTCTACAAGGACGGTACGGGCGCCACGCTCACCGCGGGTGCGCAGACCGCACTCACGGGCAGCGAGACCCTCACTGTCGTCGCAACCCCGGCGGCCGGGTACTACTTCCCGATCTCCGGGAACCCGACGCAGTGGACCTTCGAACTGCCGCAGTAACCAACTGATATGGCAACCAGAAGGTTTCATGGAAGAGTCGGATACGGCGAATCTGTGGAAACAGCACCTGGTATTTGGAACGATGAGATCACAGAAGCCTCCTACTTCGGTGACATCATTCGTAACACTCGCCAGCTGCAAGACGGAACGAAAGTTAATGACGATCTTTCCGTTAACAATTCCATATCCATCGTCGCGGACGCTTACGCCTTCGAACACTTCTTTGCCATCCGGTATGTTGAGTGGGCGGGGACTCTATGGACTGTACCAACAGTCGAAGTGCAGGGACCCCGCCTTCTTCTCACTCTAGGAGGTGTCTACAATGGGCCTACGGCTTGATCTGCAAACGCTCCTTGAAGACCTTCTTGGAACTGGAAACGTTTATTTCCAGCCACCCGAAAGTGTTAAGATGGTGTACCCGTGCATCGTCTATCAACGCTATATCGCAAAGACACAGTTCGCAGACGACGTGCCTTATGCTCATGACGAGCGATACCAGGTCACTGTTATCGATCCAGATCCGGACAGTCCCATCCCGGCCATGGTCGCTGCATTGCCGATGTGCATCAAAAATCGGTTCTTCGTGGTTAACAACCTCAACCACGATGTCTACAACTTGTACTACTGAGGAGCAGAATCGTGACCAAGATCACTTGGGACCAGGCGGGAGAGCGTCGGTATGAGACCGGTGTCGACCGTGGTGTCCTGTTCATCCCGAACGATGCGGGCGTGTACGACACGGGCGTTGGTTGGAACGGTCTGACCAAGATCACCGAGAAGCCGGTCGGCGCGACTCCGACTCCGCTGTACGCGGACAACATCAAGTACCTCAACCTGATTTCCGTGGAGTACGCCGAGTTCGACGTCGCGGCCTACACCTACCCGGAGGAGTTCGCAGCTTGTGACGGTTCGGCTGAGCCGGAGGCCGGTGTCGCCATCGGACAGCAGCCGCGCAAGCACTTCGGAATGTGCTACCGCACCAAGGTCGGAGACGATCTGGTCGGAACGCAGGCCGGATACAAGCTGCACATGGTTTACGGAGCTTATGCTGCTCCGTCGCAGAAGGACTTCGCGACGATCAACGACAGCCCCACTGCGATCGAGTTCAGCTGGTCCGTGACCACGACTCCGGTGAGTGTCACCGGGTACGAGCCCACGGCAACTCTGACCATCGACTCGACCAAGGTCGACGCCGGTGCTCTGGCAACGCTCGAGGGCTTCCTCTACGGTACCGTGGGTACCGAGCCGTCGCTTCCGCTGCCGGACGCGGTTCTGGCGATCTTCGCGGGCACTGTGACTGTGGTCTTCCCGACGGCGCCGACCTACGTCGAAAGTACCCACACCATCACCATCCCGGCAGTGACCGGCGTCACGTACAGCATCGGTGGTGTCGCTCAGACCGCCGGTGCTCATGTCATCGCGGTCGACACCGTGGTCAACGCCACGCCGAACAACGGTTACGCCTTCCAGGAGCCTTCCGTCGACGAGTGGTTCTTCGCCTTCTAGATCGACAGAGAGGAGACCAGAGAGTGCTCAGCATCGAAGTTCCTTTGTCGGATGGTTTTGACGAATCGACGAACGAATTCGTCACGATCAAGTCGATTGTTCTTGAACTAGAGCACTCTCTGGTCTCTCTGTCAAAATGGGAGTCACATTTCGAAAAGCCGTTTCTCAACATGGAGACGAAGACCACAGAAGAACTTCTGTGGTACATCATAGCCATGACTCTTACGCCGGATGTTCCTCCGGAGGTTTTCAACAACCTTACTGAGGACAACATTACGGAGATCGACCGGTACATGAGCTCCAAGATGACTGCTACTTGGTTCAATGACGTCGATCAGGAACGAAACCGTGAAATAGTCACGTCCGAGATCATCTACTATTGGATGGTTGCTTTTCAGATTCCATTTGAATGTCAGTATTGGCATTTGAATCGGCTTCTGACTCTGGTTCGAGTTTGTAACCAGAAGAACGCGCCAAAGAGGAAGATGACCGCAACCGAGACTGCTTCTAGAAATCGAGAACTGAACGCCCAAAGACGAGCGGCACTCGGAACGACGGGTTGAGAGGAGGATCGTGGCAAGAATCAGTTGGGGCAGTGTCGGTTCCCGGTTCTACGAGACGGGCGTCGATCGAGGCGTTCTTTATGTTGAAGGACTCGACGGGGTTCCATGGAATGGTCTTTCATCGCTAACCGAGACTGTATCTGGAGGCGCCGCAAAGCCTTATTACGTTGACGGCGAAAAGTATCTCAACAACTCTTCCCGGGAAGAGTTTGCTGCGACTCTTACGGCTTATACGTATCCGGATGAATTCCAGTTGTGTGATGGGACTGCTGAAGTTCGTCCAGGTTTCCTAGCAAAACACCAACGACGAAAGTCCTTTGGTCTTTCGTATCGGAACATGCTAGGAAATGACATCACGACTAAAGCGGGATACAAGATTCATCTGATCTACGGAGTTCTTGCTGCGCCTTCGTCGAAAGTACATAAGACGATCAGCACAGCTCAAGATCCGGACGATTTCAGTTGGACCTTGTCTTCGCTTCCTCCGCTCATCTCTGGGTTCAAGCGCACATCTCATTTCGTCATTGATTCCCGAACTATGGATCCGACGATGCTCGGCATCCTCGAGGACATCCTTTACGGAACTGACACGGATTCATCCAGATTGCCCGATGTTGTAGAAATCGTCGATCTCATAGATTCTGGAGATCGTTTGACCGTTGTTGACAACGGTGACGGAACTGCAACGTTGACTGCTCCGATGGCTGAACTCGTCATGTTGGATTTGAACACGTACCAATTGACATGGTCGACCGTGGTGGAAATCGATGTCAATACATACACCATCAGTTCTTCATAGAACGAAGGTCAAATGGCCACAGTAACAGTTATGACTGCTGACGCAGTCACTGCAATTCAAACAGCTCTTGAGGCTTCAATCGCCACAAAGGCTGACTCGGCGACTACGGCGGCTTCGCTCCAATCGTTGTTCTCCGCCTCCCCGCAAGGCGATATCAACGCCATGGCTTCGCCGTACAATGCCATTGGCGATGGCGTTGCGAACGATACGGCTGCAATCAACGCGGCTTTGGCAGCAGCAAACACGCAAGGTGGAGGCACGGTCCATCTCGCTCCTGGAAAGTTTCTTGTTTCCAGTGAAATCGAGATCCCTCCCAACACAACGTTGGAATGTCGAACTCGGGTCTCGCTCCCGTATGACCCGTCCGTAACGCCGCCGGTAGCACGAATCATCGCGGCTGCAAGTTGGGCCCCTTCTGCAGCTACGGGAATCGTTCGATTCCGATCGAAGACTGCTGGCGGATGGTCTCAGCAGAACTTTTACAGCGGTCTTCGAAACGTGATGATCGATGGTTCGTTGAACTCGAACGCCAACCTAAACGGAATCTACATGGTTGGCCCGGTCTTCGACACACATTTCGATGACGTTCTGATCTATAAGGCTCCGCATAACGCAATCACTGCAGCGTCTCAAGCGGAGAGTGGTATCGGTCCCACATATCCATGGCATGCTCGTTGGAACCGAGTTACTGCGTATTACTCTGGGTTCAGAGGCTTTCAGGTAATCAACTTTACCGACAGCGTCTACAGAGACTGTATGGCCTTTGGAAACTCCGACAATGGTTGGATCTTCACCAACACGGGTAATACACTTCTCATCGGATGTAAATCCGAATGGAACGGCGGAAGCGGATTCGTTGTAACTGGATCCGGAACGGGAATGGCGTTCGTCGGTTGTGCAACCGACCAGAACAACTCTCGTGGTTTCTACCTCAACGCTGTTACTGATACTGATGGTGGCGGAATTTCCATCACCGGCGGAAAGACTCACGCTGACGGTCACGACGGAACAAGTCCCTCCATCGAAATCAACGCTTGTTCTGTTCCGATCAATATCGTCGGAATGAACGTACAAGCTGGTGTTCACACCGCTACTACGTGTCCGGTAAACGGTCTCAAGGCCACTGCCAATACGGCTCCTGTCATCGTCGACGGTTGCACTCTTGGCGGAAGTACTAAAGGTTTCTCCAACGGTGGAACCAATACGAGTCTGACGTTGGCAAGTAGTACAGAGTACATTGGAAACGCTGGCTCAGCTATCAGCGTTCCCTTCCAGCAGCGATACATCAAAGCAGCAGACCAGACAGTTACTGCTTCAACAACATTCGTCGATGACAACGACATCAAAACACCCTCGCTTCCGGCAAACAGCGTTTGGGAAGTCGAAGGTCTGTTGGCTTATGACGATTCGACTGCTGGCGATTTCAAGTTCCAGTTCGCCAGCCCATCCGGCACTACGTTCATGTGGAACGCCATGGGCGGAGGAACTGGCGCTTCCACATCGCCAGTGAACATGGGAAGCTCCATTGCAAGCGTCAGCAGCGTGTATTCCATGGGCGGAATCGGTGCCGGAACGCAGGTTCCCGTCGTAATCCGAGGAATCCTGACTATCGGTTCAACCGCTGGCGTGTTCAAGCTACAGTGGGCTCAGAACACTTCCGATGCTGCCACGTTGAGCGTTCGGACGGGTTCCTACATGAAGCTTGTCCGGATCTCTTAGATCAACACCTAGGAAGGAGCCGCAATGATCTCGTTCGCCGTAACAGGAGACTTCAAGTCGATCGGAGATTTTCTCCAACACGTGAAGAAACTCGATATCCTCGGAATGCTCGAGTACTATGGCGAATTGGGTGTTGCGGCTCTTTCTTCGGCTACTCCGAAAGATACCGGGTTGGCTGCTGGTGCATGGAGTTATGACGTAAAATCGAAAAACGGTGTCTACAGCATAGCCTGGACGAACACGGACATCGAAAGCGACTTTCCGGTAGTTATCATGCTCCAATACGGTTATTCAACCGGAACTGGAGGCTATGTGCAAGGCCGAGACTACATCAACCCAACGATGAAGCCCATATTCGACCTAATCGCTGACAAGGTCTGGAAGGCGGTGACCTCCGTATGAGTAGTATCGATCAACGCGTTGTTCAAATGTTGTTTGACAATGCTGCGTTCGAAAAGGGCGTCGCCATAACTCTGTCCTCCTTGGACAGGCTCAACAAGGGGTTACAGCTTCAAGGAGCGACCAAGGGTCTCAACGATGTCGGCGATGCGGCGAATCGTGTGTCTCTCGGGGGCCTTACTTCCGGGATCGACGCGGCGTCTGAACATTTCAAAGCGATGTCGGTCATCGGTATTGCGGCGTTGGCCACGATCACCAGCAAGGTTGTCAATGCTGGGATTGCAGTCACAAAAGCATTCGTGATCGATCCGGTCAAAGACGGATTCGCGAACTATGAAACTCAGATCAATGCCGTTCAGACGATTCTGGCCAACACAGGTCTTGTTGGTGAAGCTGGCCTCAGCAAGGTCAATAAGGTTCTTGCTCAACTGAATACGTATGCCAACCAAACGGTGTACAATTTCAGTGACATGGCAAAGAACATTGGTACCTTCACAGCTGCCGGAGTTGGACTTCAGGATTCGGTCAACTCCATCAAGGGTATCGCCAACCTTGCGGCTTTGTCCGGGTCGAGTTCAGAACAAGCCTCAACGGCCATGTACCAGTTGTCTCAGGCCATCGCATCTGGCAAGGTGCAGCTACAGGACTGGAACTCGGTAGTCAACGCAGGTCTTGGCGGCAAGGTATTCCAGACTGCTCTGGAGAACACTGCTAGGGCCAGTGGCGTTGCTATCGACAGCATCATCAAGAAGAGTGGCAGTTTCCGGAACAGCCTTCAAGAGGGTTGGCTCACATCCGGCATTCTGACTAAGACGCTTTCCCAGTTCACCGGAGACCTGAGCGCAGCACAGCTCAAGTCAATGGGTTTCACTGCTCAGCAGGCTCAGCAGATCTTGCAACTTGGACAGACTGCAGTAAACGCGGCTACCAAGATCAAGACAATGACCCAGTTGACGCAGGCACTCAAGGAAGAAGTTGGCACTGCGTATGCCTCCATCTTCAAAACGATCTTTGGTGACATCGGTCAGGCGACAGATCTCTTCAGCAGTATCCACAACGTTGCAGAGAATGCGCTTACCAAACCGATCTACGACCTGAATACGCTGCTTCAGAGTTGGGAAGCTCTTGGCGGCAGAACGGTTTTGATTCAGGCGATCTCTGATGCGTTCAAGATCCTTGCTTCTGTTGTGCATGTTGTCGAACAAGCATTCAGAGAAGTCTTTCCCGCAACTACTGCTTCCCAGTTGTACAACTTGACGACTGGACTGAAACAGTTCATCGACATGTTCAAAATAGGAGCAAACACTGCTGACGAATTGAAGAGGACATTAGCTGGCGTCTTCTCTATCTTCAGTATTGGCATCTTCATCATCAAGCAGATCGTTATCACTCTTGCTGATCTGATTGGTTATGCTGGAAAAAGCTCCGGGGGAGTTCTCAACTTCACTGCCAGAGTCGGAGACTTGCTTGTCAAGTTCAAGAATCTGGTAGAGGGCGGCGACGCCGTCAACAAGTTCTTCGGTGTCCTCGGCAAAATCCTTGCCGTCCCAATTCAGCTTCTTCAATTGTTGGGTCAGTACATCGGGCAACTCTACGACAAGATCGAGGGGCATACTCCTTCTAAAGCTCTCGGCTCACTTACGGATCAGCTTGGTCCTATTGGCGAGTTGATCCATCTTGCAAATGTCGCCTGGGGCATCTTCACCAGTCATCTTACGCAAATCGAGGGGATCTTCGCTCCTCTCGCTCATAAGTTCGACAGCTTCTTCGTTGGTCTTGCCCACTCCATCATGAGTTCTCTGGGAAGCCTGAACTTTCAAGATGTTGTGAGTCTGATCAACACAGGATTGTTCGCTTCGGTTGCACTTCTGCTCAAAAAGTTCGTTGACAAATTCCGTGGCGGAGGCGGTGGTTTAGGCGATATCGTCAAGA